AGCACCATCACGACTTACTGTGCCAAACTGCAAAATTTGGTCATCAGCATAAAACACACGAAAGATGTTACTCAATGCACCTAAACCTGCACGAGAATTGCCTGTGTTAGTAACAAGGAGTTTGCGAGTGTAACCAGAGTTTTCACCAGAACCTAAATCTACAAGACTTTCACTATCAGGGTTAGTTTGTCCAATACCAACCTTGCCACCTGCTGACATATCAATTCTCATAGCTTCTATGAGAGAAATACCATCAACACCTTTGAAAATAATATCTTTGTCACTCTGAGAAGATTTAATAATAAAATCATTAGATGAATTTATAAGTTCTGCGTGTGTAACACCTCCATCTAAAAGATTGATACTGCCACTATCTGCATCAAGACTAATTGTTCCTGCTGAGTCAAGAGTTAAAGCACTAGTTGAATCTATTTCTGTTGCATCAATAGTTATATTGTCTACAACCACTGCACCTGCTGTCACTGTACCTGTAAACGTACCACTAGTTGCATTTAATGGAGATGTTGCAGGGTGATTAATGCTTGCAACTAAAGGTGAAATAGTAAATACAAATATATTATTTGTTCCACTTGAAGGAGCAGTTGTAAATGTAAGTGTTTTGTCATTTACAGAATAACTAGTTGTATCCTGTATAACACCATCTACTGATACTAATATGTCTTGGTCTGCACCTATAGTATTAGCAAGTGTAAATTCAGTAGTGCTATTATCACCATTAAACCTTTGTACTTCAGGTGGTGTTACAAATCTATTAGCAGGGGGATTTCCTATATAAGGCATTAAACAATCTCTAAATAACTTGTTATAACATCTACTGAGCTTACTGCACTAGAAGTAATTTTAATTGCATCAGAAGCATTAAGAACTACCTTTTGGTCTCCACCTACCACAACTAGTGAAGAGCCTACAGGTATAGGAGCATCCTTAACTAAACGAGCAGTTGCTCCTCCATTTATAGCTAACTCTGCACTTACAGTAATTTGTGATGTTGAAATATTTGATAAACTTAAACCTATAACTGTTGTTGATGTACTTGCAGGGCATACATATGCATTAGTAGGAGAAGTTCCCACTCCTGCAACTGCTGAAACTTTAAAACTATTTGCCATGATATTTCCTTATTATTACTATATTATACTTGATACTTTAACCTAACGCAATAGCAAATGCAACTGCTACACCATTAGCATTATTAATACTAGTTGCCATTGTGGCACTTAAATCAGTTATTACAGTATTAATAGAAGTTATAGCTGCAGTACGATTATCAATGCTAGTAGCCATTGTTGCACTAAGGTCTGTAATAACAGTGTTAATAGAAGTAATTGCATTTATATTAGTTGTTACATTTGTGTTTGTATTATTAATACTTGTTGCCATTGTGGCACTAAGGTCTGCAACAACAGTGTTTATACTTGTAATGGCATTAGCATTAGCAGTAATGTTTGTATTACTATTATCAATACTTGCAGCAAATGTGGCACTAAGGTCTGTAATTACAGTATTTATAGATGTAATTGCTTGTGTTCTATTATCAATACTTGTTGCCATAGTTGCAGATAAATTATCTACTACAGTATTTATAGAAGTAATTGCATCTAAGTTAGTTTGTGTTAACGCACTAACTGCAACTGCTAAATTATTAACAGAAGTTATTACAGTATTTATAGATGTAATAGCATTAGCATTAGTTGTTACATTCGTATTTGTATTATTAATACTTGTTGCCATAGTTGCAGATAAGTCAGCTATAACTGTATTAATAGAAGTAATAGCTTGAGTTCTATTATCTATAGAAGTTGCCATAGTGGCACTAAGATTATCTACTACAGTATTTATAGATGTAATTGCATCAAGATTAGTTTTTGTTAAACTACTTACATTTGCAACAACAGTATTAATGCTTGTAATGGCATTTATATTTGTAGTAATATTTGCATTAGAGTTTGCAATACTAGTTGCCATAGTGGCACTTAAAGATGCAACTGTTGAGCTTGTTGCTACATCTTCACCATCTTTAAATAATCTTGTTGCATTTACACTTACTGCAGTAATATTTGTAGCATCTAAAGAACTGACTGAAACATTTTCAAAACTTAATGTGTCTGCAGTTAAGTCTGTTATACTTGCTTTTGTTGCTCTTAGTATACTTGTTTCTATTGTGGTTGCAGTTACTGTTGCTGCAGTTATTTTAGTTCCTACAGTAAGATTATTTAAAGTTACATCAGTTGCACTAACTGCCTTCATATTAGTAGTGCCTTCAATAACTACATCACCACCAATAGAAGTATTATTTTCTACAGTAAGAGAAGAGCCATTAAAAACTCCACCTATAAATGAATTTGCAGAAACTGTAGTTGCAATACTTACATCTATAACTCTTCCATATGTATCTATGTTAAGTCTAGCTAATGGTCCATAAGTTGCAGAAGTTATTCCTGTAGTGGCAAGACTTATAGTAGGGTTACCTGCAGTACCATTAGCATTAGTTATAGATATAGGACTAGTTCCTACAAGAGTTCTTCCTGCAAGAGTTCCTGAATCACCTACTACAAATCCTGTAATACCTGATAAGTCTGCAATATTATTTAAAGCAGTTACATTTGCAGTTAAGGCTACACCACCTAATTGAAATGTTCCATTAATATTAACCTTGTCTGTTGCAAGTTGTAGTGGAGTTGCATTACCTGCACCTGTTTCTACAGTTATTAAAGTGCTACTTAAATCTGAATTACTTGTATTAACTTGAAGTAAATTCTTATAGGTGTTTGCAATTTTTTGCCCTGTAAAATTACTCATATACTATTCCAATACTTATCTGTGTCTTGCCATTCTGTTGTTGCAGTTTCCCAATCTAAGTTTCTATCAATATTAGATTCAGGTCTTATATCTTTGATAAAAAAGTTTTCTGCTAATCTAGGACTTTTATTCTGAGGATGGTTTTTTAAATCATAGCCACCTTCAAAGTCTTCAGGACATACCATAAGTCCATAGCTATTCTTTTTCATTACCTTTCGTCTGTACTCAAAACCACAGACATCACATTCTACTATTACGTTTTTACCAACTGCCATTAATCAGGTAACCAATCTGTAACTGTTACATTTGTTTCAGGCATAGGAGACCTTCTAGTAGGAAACTTTAATGTTTCAATATCTATAGTATTAGGGGATTTATTCTGAGGATGGTTTTTTAAATCATATCTATCAAAGTCAGTAGGACAAACCATTGCACCATAACTAGTCTTTTTTAAATCCCTTAATCTATATCTAAATCCACACACATCACATATACCTAAAGTTTTTCTTGATGTAGTCATTATATATTAATCTTTGGTAGTATGTAAAGACTTGTTCTTTCTCTGTCTTCTGTTAAAGCTCTTGCAAGTCTTTCTTCATATTCTGTTTTAATCATGGCAATTCTATTCATGTCTACATTAGGTCTTTTCATTGACATATAATATGCAAGACCTGCACTTAAACATGGTAAAAACTTTCTTGAAATATCTGCTGTCTGTACTGCAGACTTATTAACATCCTGCATATATCTTATAAGTTCTATCTTTACTTGGTCTGTAGAATTTTCAGGTAGCGGCCAAAGATAAATTACAGGATTATCTCTTTCATGTCTTACTGCATACTGAGTAGGTCTGCCTGTTTGTTTCTTATTAGGTATCTTTAAATATTCCTGCATAGATATACGTTCTAACTGTATGTCAGTACTATCTCTATTAACAACTGCTTCTAATACGTCAATGCTTGAAGATGCAAGTGAGTATGTAGTTGTACTTACAGAAACTGTAAACACAGAAGTTTCTGCAGTCCATAACATTATGTCTCTGTTTTGCCAATCAGATAGTAGTAAGTTAATTGACCTTCTTGCAGATTTAGGTTCATGTCCTAGTGTAGGCTCACCACCTATCATTTCCATTGCTTCTTGAATGACTTCATCTATGTCCATAGAAAAGTCATATGTGCCTGATGTACTCATGTTAATGTCTCATTTTTAATATATATAAAATCTAAACCTGCAGATATGGCAATGTCTGCTCCTGCACTATCGCCTATTGCCCTTACTTCAATATCTGTTTTTTCTTCAAACTTTAAAGGTATACTATACCCTTGATGAACTGAACTTTCTGACTTTACAAATTTATCTTTAATCTGAAATACTTCTCCTTCTGGTCTTGCAACTAAGTGAACAGTACAGTATTTATTATTTTGTGTAGTGGCTACAGTTATATCTGTTTGTAATAAGTATGCAGTATAGTCTTTAGGAACTGTCCATAACGCCATAACAGTTTGATTGTCGCCTATAGCTATAGTAGCGTACTTGTTTGCAGGCACACCAGTCGTGACTGTTCCTGTTCCTGCATATATAACACCTGCATTTGCACCACCAGTTCCTGCAGACCTAACAATCATTCTATTTATTCTTAAATACTCTTTAGTTGTATTTAC